CGTATTGTGTTTGAATGTGGGCTAGGTTTTTAGATGAGTCGGAAGAATATCTAATCCCCCACCTATGATTAGGATCAGCCATGTGACTATTACAAAATATCTAACTAACTTTAAACCTGCTTCCTTTCGTGATATAATTATACATATATGTTTTGTTGCCAATGAAGCCTAAGATTTTTGCTGTACTCGGAGCCGATCGTGTTGGAAAAAGCACGTTCATCGAATCCACTTATCGTACGATCTCAGACTTCAATCCTAAAGTTGCCAAGCTTCACTTCTCTGGACCAAAGCCAGAGCACAACACCCCTATCGATCAGTACATTTTTCCTCTCAATGATCTTCTTCGTGAAGAAAAGCCTGAGTATATTCTTTGCGATCGTGGATTTTCCGAAGTTTGTTTTTATGAAAAGTTCCGGCGAAATATTGTAATCTCTGACGAATGGGCTGTGGCTGCTGAGTCGTACTTCAAAGCTATTAGTTCTGAAATTCATATTCTTATGATCCAACGTCATTGGGACTGGAGTCATCCTAAGCATATCCAAGAAATCAATGAGCTTTACCCTAATGCTTCTAATTACTTCAAAAGAAACCAGCTTCTTGTGAGGGAGAAAGAGCACGTTGAGTATTACTCTTATATGCTTAACTATCTGGAAAATATTTCTACTCTGCCATACCAAGTTATCCAGCCTCAAATCGGCCAATCGGTCCTGGACTACATTCTGGTTTAAAGATAATCAGATTTGTTATAAAACAATACTATGGCTAATATTCTAAACGAGGGTCTATCACGCACCCTCGGAATTGAATTCGAATTTAAACTCAAGCTGCAAACTCTTCTCGGGGAGTATAAGGACAGCGCAATTGTTCAAGCAGAAACCACAGAGGCTACAGCAGCTGCTGCTGCTCTAACCAAGTTTATTAAGTGCGGGCCTTCTATGGGCTTTGAGGCTAAGCGTAATGCTTATGCTTGCCTTGAGCAAATTGTAACCGCTCTTAAAAACTCGGCCACCGTCCCCGCTGCTGACGACACCGCCCTTACCGAAGAGTTGGTAAATGTTACTCGTTATGTTGGTCTTGAAGGCGAAGAAGACTTCCACTTCATGGTCGCTGCATTTAATCTCTGCGAATTAATCTCTGGAGTTCTTGGAGAGACCGAAACAGAGGTGGTTGAAGGATCTGCTCCTGAGGGCGGAATTCTTACCATTAGCCTACTTGACGGAGGCTCCGACTACACCAACGCTGCCGATGGCGCAACTAACTTCTTCTTTGTTAGCACCGAAGATTCCGGCGGTGGTGACGGTAACGCATCTACTGCAGCCGGTCTTTCTGTTGTTGGTGGCGCAGTTGTTGCTTCAGCTGATCCTCTTGGTGTTGCAGTACCTGGTGCAGATTACTCTGTTGGGGATATCGTGGTTGTTGCGCTTGATAACGCTGGTACAATTCCTGCCGGAGCAACTCCCGCTCTCGCAGAAGTCGTGGCGCTTCTCTGATAAAAAATTAAATAGTACCTTTAGCCTCCAGGTGGAATCTCCTTCTGGAGGTTTAAAGTATCTATAGCCATATGGTACGCCTGTGAGTAGTTTGTATAGATGCCGCGCAAGAGTGGCATATAAACCAAGAAGAAGTAAAAATCTCATTGTGTTTGAGGAGAGACAGATTGCTTCGATCAATGTAGAGCTTTCTAGACCTTTTTCTTCTGCTCATCAGAATATAGGCGAGGCTTTAGAGGGTAGCTATAAGGCAGACGGAAATACTTGTAGTGTTACGCTAAATGAGCCCTATTTAGATGGGGTAACGTGGCAGACATTAAGAGATACAGATAGAGCCGCGGCAGTTGCAAATGTTGCTGCTCTAGATAACATGCTTTTGCCAAAATGTAAGCCTGGGGAAAGCCCTGATACTACAAAATGTGCGGAGTATTCTGAAACAAACGATTTTGTTGACAACGAACCCTTTCTTATTATTACCCTATGGTATACTCTAGAGGGCATCAATGAGACAAACTCTGCAACTTTTTACTATAAAATTGTAAGTACAACAATTAAACATGGCGACGGAAACGATCCTCAGGTTACAATTCGTGGAAGGCACGCATATGAAATTATCTTCCAAGAAAACGTAAGTCCTAAGTTCTTTGAGAAAGGGGCTTCTGTTGTTGACGAAATGAACAAGAAGATCTTTAATTCAGAAGGATATATTTTAGAAGATGTTTGCTCAACTCCAGCCGATGAGTTAAAAAACGAAAGAACTTACAGAGTGAATGGGTTAACTGGATCGGAAATACTTAATAAGTTTATGTCCGATGTAGAAGATAGTCAAGTCCTAACTCTTCCAACAAAAGAATTTGCAAATAATATTCAGATATGCTCCAAAGGAGATAAGAGTTGTTATGCTTCTAGAGTGTTTTATCTTGGGAAGGGTCTGTACGAAAATTATAAAATTGACTCATCGATTCCGACTAATGCCGTAGAAGCGAATATATCTTCGCAGAATAACACTCCGATTATCCCTGGTGAAATTAAAGCCGGAGAAAATTTAACCTACGAAGTTAGCTTGATCAATACTTTTAGAACAATACGAAAATTTAGACAAATCGATCTTTCTGCGTTTTCTCCTTTTGAAGGGCAATTTGAAGATCTGGCAGACTACTCCACAGCTGATGGCGGAAATGGATGGAAAGGAATTGCATCAGGCGCCTCTCCAAACATTAAGTTTAAGCTTGAAAAAATTGAAAAGAAAAAGCTATATGGACTTGACAAGGGCGCTAAAACATTTCTCGGAGGTAAAGTTTTAAAAGTCGACGATGACTCCGTAAAAATACAGACGGGGTTCTATGTACACTTATGCAACGAGGAAAGAAAATGTTTTAGGATGACAGTGCATGAAGAGTTCAAAAAACTAAAGAGCGTTAGTATAAAAGAAAATGATGTTGTTGCCCCAGGCGCTTTTGTTGGAGAAACTGAAACTGAGGCCCAAAACCATTCCTTATTTAGATTCTTTGCAAAAGCGGCCGGCGGCGACGAAATCACTCTAGATCCTACAACGTTAAAAGGTGTATTGTCTTATTCTGTCCGAGAACCTGATGAAGAAAATGCTCCTACTAATAACTCGTCCGATGGGGTCTTTGTTGGTAAGGTAGGTAGTACAGGAAATAGCAGTGGCCCTCATTTACATGTACAAGAGTCAACTTCTAGCACGTTGACAGAAGCAGAGCTATACAACTTAGCAAATAGTACAATTAAGATTGGTGGTAAATCTATTTCCTCCTGGAACAGAGAACGAGGCTTTGGCGCTGGTGGGGGGCATAATGGCATAGATATTAATGGCGCTGGTATTGATGGAAAAGATCTTACAATTTCTGGTACTATAGTAGCCTCAGGACCGGGTGTTGGCGGTGCCGACTGTGGCAACGGAGTGGCTTTTACGCCAAGTGGTGGTGGCCCAGAGCTTTTACTTTGTCACTTACAAGACGCCTCAATTCCCTCTAACTTAGTTTCAGGCAGTAGTGGTGTGTTTTCTACAGCCGGCAACCCTAGAACCGGCGGACCATCGGGCCCAGGTGTTGCAAAAGAAGGGGTGCAACTTGAAACAGATTTCAAAGGAGTTCCAAAAGCGCTCGAGATTTTGCCTGGTAGAACTATATTATCATTTATTTCTGACTACGACGACTGGATACAAAATGGCAAAGACAACGCAATCGATCCAGGTGTTTGGATTCCTGAGCTATATAGAAGCTGGATGATTACAAAAACTATTTTTGAGTGGAATAATGGAGATCTGCGAGTTAAGCTTAATTGCAATAGATCTTGGTCTGTAAGTAGAGATGTATTTTTAAATAACATTCCTACCTTTGAAGAATATAACTCTGATGGGAAGTACACGGACTACTATGACTACATAAGATCGAGTGGGGACCTATGCTACACTACAGCATCTGGAGAAAACTCTTGCGCAGTATATTGCAGACCTGGGAATAACACTGGGGCTAATCAACCAGGCGGGCCCAATAGCGTTGTAGGAAATTTTCCAGAAGGCGCTTGTCAGTACACAGGAACGAGATTTAATCAGAACACAGTAAATAGCCTCCTTAATGCTGCGCAAAGCGGGCTAGGAATTAATAATAAGTTCGGTCTTGCTGGGATATTAGGTAACGCCGGGTGGGAAAGCGCAGGCTTCAATCCACAAGCAACCGGGCCATCGGGCGAAAAGGGATTGTTTCAATGGAATCCTCAGCCGGGTGCACAAAGGCTCCAAAAATTACAAGCCTATGCTCAAAGCCAAAACCTTGACTATCTTACCGTAGAGGCTCAGGTTAAATTCTTTGTGTACGAGGTCCAGAACCAAGGATACTCAAATCTCCCGGCTGCTATGAATAGCGCAACATCCGTAGAAGATGCAGTTAAAAAGTTTGAAGAGATCTACGAAAAAGCGGAGCCAGCAGCAGTTAACTACCCAGGTCGTAATGAGATTGCAAATCATATATACCAAAATCTATCTTGTAGATGATACCTGTTACCGCGCTATCTAGGTTTATATTGGGCTTGGCACTTGGCTCTGCCAGAGATACCCTTGCAGATTCTGCAAAACAAGTTGTCAAAGAAGAACAACGCCGACGTGATCTTCAAGCCGCCAAAGCGCTTATTGCAGAGCAAATTGCCGAAGCCTACTCTCAACAAGTTAAAGACATCTCTGAGGGATATATCAAGGCTATCCAAGACTCCGCTCTTGAAATAGAGTTTTCAGAGGATGAGTCAGGGAAGCTTATGCTTCTGGCCGAAGGCGCATTACGCAAACTCGAGGTATATTTAGATCAGCAAAATCCTGACGGACCGATAATCCAGTTTCTTCAGAAGAGATATGAAGAAGAGAACATTAAGCAAATTACCGGGAGGTTATATGCAGGTCATTTTGTAAACCGCAAAGGTACCGGGTTGTATAGCATATATAATAAAATGGGCTATGCTCCTAAAGTTGATAGGAACAAGCCCTGGTTGAGTAGCGATAAAACATCTCAAGGTATAGGGGATATTGTTGCCGCAAAAGCCGAAGAGCTATTTGAAGAAGCGTTTAAAATAGATCTTACAGAAGAAGAAGTCAGAAGAGGCGTCTAGCCGTAATACTTCGAGCCTTTCTTTAAATTAGCCTCAGCCATAACGGCCTGGAGCGATGCGTTCATCATGTGGTAGTCGAAGAACGCCTCCGCAATTTCAGTATCTCTAAGATAGCACTTAGTACCTCTGCAGTACACATCTACGTTCTCCAAGTCAAGTTTGTAATCTCTACAAAACTCTTCAACTATATTTTTAAAAGGATAGCGATGGTCAATGTGAAACTCGCCAGCATTAATAACCTGGCCACTTAGCGCGCATTTAATTTTATGACCCATAGGGCCTTGGATTTGTCTTAATACACTTTTTCTATATGAGGTAATTTGAGGCTCGATGATTTGTCTCAGGGCCACAAGCGCTTCTTTTTTATTTTGTTTGTACTCTGGTATAGGTTTCTTCCTAGGGAATAGCTCATCGACTATTTTTCCCTTACCCAACCAAACCTCCCTCTTAGACCTAGGAGTGATCATTACCACTCCCCTAACTGCTCGCCCTTGAAATTTTTTATTTCTGATCTTGTACTTTAGCCCTTCTCTGGCATGAAGGGTTTTCCATTTATCGATCTTACCCACCACCTCATGAATAAAATCAAAGTCAGGAGGTTTTACAAAGTAGTTACACTCTGTGTTTTTGACGACTTGGCTCCACTTCTCTTCGAACTTTGTCTTTGTATAGTCTTGTCCCAAGACTCGAACGACTTGTCTGCCCATAAGATGTAATTGATTAGCTTAGTCGAATATGACTTAATATCTTCGATGTTTTTAAGATGGGGATTTTTACGGAGAAGAGTGGATACAGAACGTTTCTTAACAAGATAATCTATAAGAAATGTTTCGTCATCTTTTTCTAAATCTGTGATTCTAAACAAGAGTTCTTTGTGATTTGTCAACAGTTCCCCAAATCCAATCTCTGAATCTTCTGACGACTCTATAATGCAGTTTTGCTCGGTTACTGGATTAAAACTCATAGTAAACGCCGTGCGAACGGTATCTACTTTTTTCACAGAGATGTTAAGATCATCGGCGATCTCTTGATTAGAGATATTAGGATTCTTAATTAAATACTTCCTAATCTTAAGATAGAGATCAGAATACGACCTAGGCATTTTTACAAGCCTGGAGCTATCTCTGAGGTAATTAAGCATGTGAAACTGAAGGCACCTATTCACCCAGGTGGAGAAGTTTGCACCTTTGCTCTGATCCCAGGTATCATAGATACGTACAATATACTCAAGAGCAGCATCTCTTAGTTCTTCAAAGGGCAACCCCGTAAAGTTTGAGATTTTCCTTGCAACTTGATCAGCCTTCCACATTTGTGATATGATATGCTCATCGCGAAGATCCCTAGCTCTTTTAGAGCTTATTCTAGGTTTTGCTATTGGCACATCATTCATCTTTGATTGCTCCTAAAATAAAATCTTTTAGCTGCCCAGCTGACATAACGCCTTCGGTATTCAACCCAAGAAGCGTTCCTTCTTCATCAAATACTGCAAAGTTCGGAGTGCCATCGCACTCGATCTTATCGCAAAACTCCCAGTCATCTGAAGTTACGTCCCACTCGCCAAAGCCTACTTTGTAATGCGGATAGTTTTCGCTGATTTCATTTGCAACTTGTGACCAGATAGGACGCATCGCTTCACAAGCTGCGCAACTTGGTTGCTTAAAAAATACAATTCTGTATTTAAATTTAGGTTTTTCTGACATAGTAAGTAATTACTTATAAGTAAATAAAACGCGTGCGCTCGTCGTTTTTGTATAAAAACCTACGACTATGCAAATTATACCATGCGCTAGAGATAACGCACACCCCCAGCGTTGCGCACGTTTCGCTTATCTCCTAATAAACTTGTTAACGAAGAAGATTTACGAGAAACTTGAGATAAACTTGAAGAGTCATATGCTAACTTTGGTAGAGACGTTCTAATACCACCAGAGCTGGTTTTACCACCCATAAGCTCGTCTCGGTACACTGTGACTCCGTACACAAACGCATCTACAAAGTCATCGTTTTTAATAAATGGGAAAGAGGTGAGTTCGTTGATTCTTTCTTGGAGGTTGGGGATGTTTTCATAAAGGCTAACAACACCCTCTTCTACAAGAGGAGCCACAGAGTTTGCTCTTAATACTTTATCTTTAGACGGTACGAGTTCTTTGATTTGAATTGACAGCGACGTTCGCAAAGACTGAATCAATGGCACCCCACTTGCCCTACCTTCAATATAAACGCATCTGATCTTCCATTGCTTGACAATTTTTGGAATTAGCTTTTGGAGATCTGGGAATTCCATCCGCTCCATGACAACATGGAGGAGGCGTAAATCTTTCTCCTTAGTTAGTCCCCAAACGCAGATAGCAGTAAAGTCGTTCATGCTATCGGCCTTATACGCCGTGTCAATAGTAGCATAAATATATCCATACTTGGATTGCTTATCAAACGTCTCTAGCCAATGTTCTTTGAAAATGGCCCCTGCGTCACCTGCAGGTTGTCCCTGGTATAGAGAGTTAAAATCCCTTTCCCCGATTGATTTTTTAATAGCCTGAAGGTTTTCTATAGGGAAAAACTCTGGCCAATGAGACTCACCCAGTTTTCTTCCTAAGGAGTCAGTATCCTCATCGACGCATAACGCCGGGACATTAAGCTCCTTCCAATTATCTCTATCAGCGTTAAGAAGCCGGCCGATAACATCGTCGCAATGAAACCTTGTTCCCATGGAGATAATTGCATGATTGGGCAAACCACGAGTCAAGAACTG